TAGCACTAGTCTTGGTTCGTTTTGAGAATCCACTATGACCTCCTCATTGGTTGCATCATTTGGAGAAAAAATTCTGTTGTACTTGTAGCAAAGCCTATTTGTTGGACCATGCCTGTAGTTGGGACTGTGTGTGTAGGAACTCCACTAGTAGATACAAATAGCGGTTCCCCTGTAGAAAATCCGCTATATCCACTAGAAATTCCCATAAATATTACGTCCACTGTTATAGTTGTTGGTTTAAAATACGCTACCCCAAAAATTCCGTTAGGTATTGTACTCGCACTATTGTCGCTTACTTTTGAAACATATTCTAGTCCAGTTACATAGACTAGATCTCCTACTGCTGTAGCTAAATCAGTATTAAAAGTAGCAACTAGTTTAGGTGCATACGCTGGAGGTGCTGGGGGAGTAGGAGTAGCCCAGCTTGGAGGCACAAAAGGATATCTTTCTTTTATTACTTTTGGTTGATTATCTAAAATCTTACCAGCTAAGAATCGTAACCTTACTGGTCCTTTTGCTACAATATGAATATAGGCTCTATCAAATAACTGATAGTTAAAATAATAATTAAGATCTCCCTCTGCATGAAGAAGAATTATATCTGCTGGAATAAAGGATAGTCCATGTATCACTTTGAAATCAGTGTTTGCTCTTGGAATATCTATCTCGAATAATTTGAAATCTCCATCGAGCAAAATCTGGGGATCTAAATATTTTTTAATCCTAGAGAAATTCTCTCGGGTATATCTATCTGGAATGTCTTTAACAATTAAATCTATATCCAAACAAAACTCCCGAAAAAGAGGGAGAACTTAATCTCCCCCTAAATGTTAATCACCTAATACATACTCAACATAAAGATTAAATTTTCCAGAGAGTAGAGCATTGGTTGCAACTGTTGCAGTCAAAGTTCTATCGGCTGTTAATTTAATCATCGTTGCTGCTGTATCAACTGGAATACAAGCAACAACTCCAGAAAGAGTATCTGCATCAACTGCGGCTAATAAGTCTCCAGCACTTTGAGCGTTCAAAGCAATGGTTCCTGTTCCTGCGGTTGAAGTCATAGCAGTCAAAATGTCGATATAAGCAAGCTTAATAATTGCATTGTCAGGAATGACAACTGTCGAAGCTGAGTCTGTTAAATCACTCAATAAATTGATAGATCCAACTGCTCCACCTTGAACTGCAAAACTATACTTACCACAAACAACACAAGGTACTTTTGCTAGTTCGTCGCCGAGAGGATTTTCTGCTCCCCAGAAACGAGCTAGATTGAAATAACTTTTTTTCAAATCTGTAAGCATTTTTTTCTCCTTAGTTAAGGGGAGCTAGAGGCTCCCCCGTATAAACTTCGATTAGAAGTTTGGAATACTGTGAATAATACCGTTGTTTGCTGGAGCAAGAACTGCGATATCACCAAAGAATGATACGTCAGTTAAAAATTTCCAGCCCGTTGTGGCTCGTTTTGTATAATAACGAATACCATCTGGTGTAGTTTCCCATTTGAAGAAACCATTGGAGAATAACTTAACTGTGCTCCAATCAAGCATGAATATCTCAGAGTTTGGACATTCTTGGACTGCTACTAACTTCATGCGCTGACCAGTTACAGATCCCACTTCGATGGTGTCAAAACCATATTGTGAGGTTTTTCTGCTGCCTGGATCTACGTTGAAGGCACCTTTTTGAGTTTCAAGCAACTTCATGCAAGCGCCAAAGTTCTTAAAGCTCATTACGATATCTGGTGCAGCAGCGGCTTTACCAAGAATCATTTGACGTGTGTAGAAATCAAAAATCTTTTTCAAGATTGTTGATTCACCAATGCCACTACCATCGTGGTTAATAGCTTGGAGATATGGATAGAGAACTTTGCTCTTTCCAAAAAGGTTTGCCGACCCGCCGTTCGCTGCGCTTAAAAGCTGGCTCTTTAAGCTTGTGAATGAACCTGTTGCTGCTCCTGGATGATAGACTTTGGCTGATTGAGCAACTGTATAGTTTGCTACGTCAGCAGAAGCTAATCCACCACGGGTTGCAGAAAGAGTTACTGCACCATTTTTTAATGTTCCACCATTAACATCAATGGCGATAACATAAAAATTGGCTGATGCGGTATTTCCATCAATTAAACAAACTTTTTGTCCGAGTTTGAAACGGTCAACTCGATCAACTTCCAATACGCCGCCAGCGGTTCCATCAACTGTCGCTGTTGCGAAGTGTGGGCCGTCGAGCATGTTTACGCTTGTAACCATCTTGATGTGGGTAAGAAAACGGTCAATCTCGGTTGGTAAAATTTTGAGGAAGGTAGATTCTGGAATTTTGCCATTGTGTTCTTTGAGGTCCCGTGAGTTGAAACTTAGGGTGCCCCAAATTTCTGGCATTGTGCTTAGTTCGCCACGAACTGCGGTTGATTCAGATACATCTGATTCATCTGTTAAACTTCCAAAAGAAACTGAAGAACTCTCGCCGCCCATAAATGGCACAGGGATTGTTCCACCTTTCCATGAATTATCTTGTGTAACTTTTGACAAAACGTAGTCACGCTTCATCAATTCTTCTCGTAAAAGCACGACGCTTAAATATTCATTAAGCATCTCGTTAAATGTTCTTGTAGTTCCCATTGTAATAATCTCCTAAATTATGTAGCCATTTCATCGGCTAATTTTTTTAAATCATCTAAACTTTTTGGAACTTTCTTTACTGGTGAAGTTCCTTTACCACTGATAACTGGAATCACAGGAGGAGGAGTCATAGCTTGTGGTTGTTGCTGGGACATACTAGGCATTGTTGGATTTTGGCTAACAACTACTTTTCCAAACTTCTGAATAACTGCGTTTATAGCTTCTTCAGGCGTGAGATCGCGCTGTGTTTGATAAAAAGCGGCTGATGCCTCGTCAATAACTAGTTGTCTAAAAGCTCCTACCGTTCCCATTTTTTCGTCCCATGACGTTGCATATTTTGCAACATCTGGACGGTTCATAAGCATATCTAACTGTATGGTTCTGGTCTGAACCGCTTGCTGCTGATATACGTTCTGCAATTCATTGAACTGCTGTTCGCGAGCATAGTGTTGCTCGCGCATTTGTTGTTGTCGCATATACTCAGCCTTCTGGTCTGGAGATGCTTGAGCTAATGCTAGTTTCTTTTCTACAAAAGCGTACATTTCTTCATCTGGTACACCTAATTTTTTGAAAAACGTGTCCCAATCTTTATTTGCCACAAGATTATTAAAATATTCAAATGACTGCAATTTTGGTTGAATTGTAGTCTTGAATGTCTCATGGTCCTTTCTTGTTCCTTCTAACTTTTCTTTCATCACTTCCATTGCATACGCTTTGGAGTGAAGCTTTTTTATTTTATCTTCTGTTTCTGGATCTTTCATCAAACCGCGATAAAGTTCATCTACTTCATACTCTTTGTCGAAGGCTTTGAACTTAAAGTTGGGCTGATATGCTGGAGTAACTACTGGAGGAGCTACTACTGCTCCAGGAGTAGTCGATGTTTTGTCTTGGGCCGATTCTACTGGAGTAGAACTCGGGGCAGACGTCTCCACCGATGGGGTTGTTGTTTGTGCATCCAAACCAGAACTATTTGCACTGGTCGGTGCGGCTTCCTGTGACGTATTTTCTGACGTCATGGCAATCTCCTGTCAGTTTAGTTTAACCCCAGACCTGACACTGGTGGCATCGTATTACTTCCCTGTAATCCCGCTGCATTTTTTTGGTTATACATAGAAGCCATCTCACTAACGGCCCCTTGATTCATAGAAGCAAGCTGCTCTTGGGCAGATCCCTGCTCCCCTAATCTCTTAATAAGCCAATCAATACTTTCAGTGGGTAAAGTGGCTCGGACTGGTCGTTCTGGGTTCTTCGGGTCACTAATATAATAGTCTGCTTTGATTCGTGCGCCGCCTGACGGTATAAAGTCAGACTGTGCTGCCTTAATTTCCTGTTGTCTTTGGACTAAAATATCCTCGTACAATTGAACCATTCTTTGATAGTTCGATTGAATCGCTGGGTCTAACATTGCAAAATCGGCAGCTCTTTGTCTCGATACTAACCTTTTTGTCATGTATTCAGCGTTATCATATTTATTTGGAATAGGATTATCGCCTCTATCTAAGGCAAGAATCATATTTGTAGCTGTGTCGTAGTCCATTGTTAAATCAGAAAATGATTCCTCTAAATTTCCAAATGGCATTACTCGAACAAGCTTACCAATATCTTCTTTTGGAAGCGTATTCCCAACATACTGAAGTACATGGTTAATCGCTAATTGTTTACCAAAAAGCGTCTCAACATCATCTGTACTTTCTTGAAGTTTTATCTGATAGCAAAGGGGTTCTGAGTTCTTAAACTCAGCAATGTTAATATATTCAGTTTTTCCTACTGCTGGAATTAACATATCGTCTGGATAATAATTCTTTGCGAGTTCTAGAGATATCTTACAAACTTCTTTTAAGAAGGCCTCAAATTTTTCTCCGTAAATAGAAAACTTCTTTTTGTTTCTTATCGAAGTAAATAAAGCACCAAAAGGATCAATACCTTTTTGATCTTTTTCTGCGGAGTCTTCCACTACGTTAGCAATTGAGTACATCTCGGAGATCTGACTCTGCATATATGGGAGATACTGCTCGCCTGATCTCCCCATCATCACGGTAGGAGGAGCGCCAGAATACTGAAGTGCTCTAACTCCAGGAAGTGTCCCGCCATTTGTGATCTTTGTTCCGCTCTGAATTAAAAGCTTGTCTGAACTTGTGACTTGTGTCTCTGCAATCATCGAGGCTGTTCTATTAATCTCAGCTTGGTATGGTCTTAAATGTTTAATTATTGATTTATGTCTTGGTGTCGTAGCAACTTCATCAAAACCTGAGTAAACAATTGGGAAAATACCGAAAGGCAACTCACCCTCGAATAGAATACCGTCTTGAACTGTAATATAATAGTAGCCTTGTGGGTACATATTACAGGCTCTAAAATAATACTCTTTTAACATTACTTGGTTTTCAGATTTTCTATAAGTTTGTTGATTGCCGTCAAAAACATAATAAGTTTCATCATTAGTTTCGTGAACTAGTTTTCTTTTTTCTTCGTCATCACCAACTAACGCTTTTAAGTCCTCTATGCTTACCATTTTTCTAACGATAAGATATGGAGACTCCTCCATGCTCTTTGCATTAGCAGCTCTAAGTAAATTAAACGCCCAGATTCTCTCGTACTCAATATCCCCAGCAAAGCGCGGAGTCTTTGAGGGGACCAGTTGGCCCTGCTCGTCCATGAGCGGTTGACCCATTTCATCCATCTCCGCTTCATATCCGATAAACTTGCCTTTGCTGGGATTCCAGAAAATCTTTGTGGCTACTTCGCCAAACTCGATATCATCAGCACACCACTGATGGGTTTTCATTTTTAAGTTGTGTCGTAGTCTAAGATCTTGCCATACAGCTTCGTTTAATTCTGCGGCCTTCTGGTCTTGAAGCTCTTTTTCATTTCTTGCACAGACTTTTACTGATGGAGCGTGAGAAATTATATTATTTCTGTAAGTTTTTGTAATTTTTTGTATGTGATTTTTTGTAATTCTTAATTTTTGATCTTGAGAAATTTCTTTGCTGTCTCTTATTTTATTCCAGTATTTTGACCCGCGTTTTGAGTAATGTTCCCCTGCGACAAGTAGTAAGTTAGATCTTTGTTCTGCAAAATGTTCTCTATCGCACTGATCGGATTCGGTATAAAGCTCGTTTAGTTTTGCAATGTCATGTTTCTTCTGTTCCTGCATCCTCTAACTCCCTCTCGATGACAAGCCCTTCAAACTCTGCTGGATCTTCAATCAAAAGCATCTCGATCTGGTCATCTACCACATCGGCATTTTCTTGAAGAACTGCAACATTTTCTAGTTCTATGGCTTTGTTCTCCGCTGTCTTGGTTTGACTAGCAGAAGGTGTTAAAGGTGTCGGTATGATTTCCTCACCAATAACTACTTTTATTCCAGACCCTTCAAAGGATCTAACCCCATTTTCTCTTAGTATCCTAACCAATTTTATAATAGCTCGTAAATCTTTATTTTCCATACTCAATTCCCCGCTATCTCATTCCATTCGGCAAATTCTTGATCTAAGTCTGACTCCTCGTCCGTACTCCCATGGTACCATCTCTTTCTTTTCTGACTTTCTGTGTATTCTGGTAAAGCTGGTAGGGAAGCTAACACCTCGGCTTCATTGGCTTTTCCTATTTCTGAGAAGTCCCAAGGAATGGCCTCTACTATGTATCTAACGGTATCTGTTAGGTCATCTATACACCCTTTATCTGTCTTCTTTGTTCCTGTTCCTAACGAACAAAGTTCACCAACTAATTTCTCTAGTTCTGGGTCTCCAGTTTGGATCTTTAACATTCCATTCTTGAACAAAACATTGACTAGACCTATCCCCGCATCTCTATCTTTCTGGGCAGGAGTAAAGGTTTCACCTTGTCTACTTGCTACTAACCAAAAGTCCTTGGAGGCATAATCATAAACCTGCATGACAGGCTTTAACCCACCTTTTAACATTCTATATTTATTCAAAACATCCTGACTCGAAGTCGCTATCTTATCCCCGCGCCATGCTCTAAATATTCTCCCCTGCTTAAAATCAGGAGCTACCGCTATGAAAGCTATTGCAGCTGGGTGCCCACTAGAACCTCCGCTCCCTGGGTCAACCCCTGAATAAATATGCCAGTGCTTAGGAAGTGGGTGCGGTGGACTTAAATTTTTATCTCTCTCAAACCCCCAAAATCTTAATCCTTCAGATTTTACAAAACGGCCATGAATCCTACGCAAAATCTCCGCTTCACTTCCACATCTTGCAATGGCTCGCTGAATTTTTTCCTCTGTCCAGTGCGAAGAAGTTCCATCTTCATAACTCAAACAGTCGTAAAGACTAACCTGCAATTTTAGCGCGTCCTTATACGTTTCTTCATCAGGAGTTTTTGGTTCCATCGCTCGTTCCCAATAATACTGACCCAATGTCGCTGTAAACACATGCAAGAAATATCCATCCGAAGCGTTCATCCTGGCTTGAATCTCTGGAATTAAATCCTCTGGACATTCTTCATCG